TGAGAGACCCTGACGATGCCAGAGAGGAGCAGTGGTACGATGAGCAGTAAGATAGTTATACCTGATGCGGCTATTGCCGATTACAACAGAAGGTATGCTGATGTTCTTGCTAAGATACAAATAAACAGGCCATCGAGCATACCTGATTATTTAGATGAGGATGCTCTGTATGAGAAATATTTTATGTCCCAAAATGAGGGTTAGACATGGCTACAATAGAGGAACAGATTGAGCTGGAATATCGCATGGTTCAATCGGGAATAGACAGGTATATAAAACAAAAAGATGATCTTCAGGCTAAAAACTTGGAGTCTAAAACTAAACACGGTAGGAGAATAATATCGGGAGTGTGTGAACCCTTGACTGATGCTTTGACGGAAGCATTAAAAAAACCAAGAGGTAATAACGATAGGGTTCACAAGTTAATTAGCAGCGTCAACCCTGCATCGGCTTGCTTCTTGTCGTTACTGTCTGTGGTGGATCATGTTGCATCTGTAAGCAGGTTGGTCGCTGTAGCACTCTATGTTGGTAAGCAGATAGAGACTCAGGACAAGCTGGACAAGTGGATAGAAGAAGATCCAGAGGTAGCTCGTAATGTGATTAAACTGGCTAACAAGAAGTCTGACAAAGGCTTTGACCACAAGCGTCATGGCCTTAACCATAAGATGAAGTCTGATGGCATTGAGATAGGCGAATGGTCTAAGACTGATCGTATGAAAGTTGGTTTGTTTATGATTAACCTTATTATTGAGCATACTGGTATTGTTAAAGTTAGGAAAAAATATTCTAGGAAAAAAGTAGTGGCGTACCTTGACCCTACTGATGAGACTCTTGATTGGATTGAGGCATTTAACAACGCTAATATGAATAACCTACCACGTTATTCTCCTTGCATTATTGAACCTAAAGATTGGGATTCTTTTTATGGTGGTGGTTACTACTCTGAACATATCAACAAGAAACCTTTTATGAGGATACATGGACTATGAGAGACGACTTAAAACAATTTGTCGAGGATCACAACAACCGTGATAACTCCCTTGAGTACGAATGTGTAAACGCATTACAACGTACACCTTGGAGAGTGAACAAGTTTGTTTTGGAAACACTACGCACTTGTTGGGAAAGCGGAGAGAGGTGGGAGGGGTTGCCATCAAGGGATAACCTAGCATTACCTAACTATCCTTTTAGTGTTGAGCCTCGTCATCTCAACGAAGAACAATCAAAAAAGTTTAAGGAGTTCAAAACCTTACGTAACACTATCCATACTGAGAATGCCAAGAACCTGTCTAAACGTATTCAAGTGGAGCGTACATTACAGCTCGCAGAAGAATACGCTAACATGGACAATTTCTGGTTCGTGTGGCAGTGTGACTTCAGAGGCCGTAAGTACCCTGTTGAGTCGTTCCTGTCTCCTCAGAACGCTGATTATTCTAAGGCGCTACTAGAGTTCTCTCGACCAGCTACCATTCTCCATGACGGAGATGCACAATGGTTAGCCATACATGGCGCTAATGTGTTCGGAGTGGACAAGGTGAGCCTAGAAGAGCGTGAGATGTGGGCATATATGAATATAGAAAATGCTGTTGCTGTTTATAATAACCCTTATGAATGTAAGTGGTGGCAAGAGGCTGACAAACCTTGGCAAGCACTGGCATGGTGTGCTGAGTGGGCAAAGTATAATGAGGTACGTCTGAGAGACTTTGGAGAGCCATATGAGACACGTTTGCCTTGCGCTAGTGATGGATCATGTAATGGATTACAGCACCTCTCAGCGATGCTCAGGGACTCTGAAGGGGGTCGTGCGGTTAATCTGACCCCTAGTGATGAGCCTCAGGATATTTATGCTGATGTTGCTCGAAGAACAACCAAGTTACTAGAGCAACAAAGCGATCCAATGGCTAGGCAACTGTTACAAGTTGGCATTTGTCGTAAACTCACCAAGCGTTCAGTGATGATCGTACCTTACAGTGGCACTCGTCATGCCTGTAGGGAGTACATCAAGGAGGCTCTGGAGGAGAAATGTAAAGGAAACAACCCTTGGAATGATGAGTTTTTCCAACCATCGTTTTACCTTTCAGGCTTTGTATGGCAAGCGATAGGCGAAGTCATTGTCTCAGCATTTAGTGCTATGAATTATATCAAGGAGATAGCTAAGCTGTATGTTGAGAATGGTTTTATATTCTCTTGGACTACACCGACTAACTTAGTTGTCAGACAAGACTACAAAGAGAACAGAAAGAGAAGGGTGAAGTCACATATCAGTGGGTCAATAATTCAGCTAAGCTACAACGAGGCTATCATGGACACCATAGACAAACGTAAGGTTCTGTCAGGAGCTAGCCCTAACTTTGTCCATTCACTTGATGCAGCAGCTTTGACCATGACTGTACATGAGTGTCTCAAGGATGGTATAATTGACTTTGCAATGGTGCATGACTCATACGCTACACACAGCACCAATATGCCGTTATTAAACAAGAGATTACGAGAGGCTTTTGTCAAACTATATCAAGACAATGACGTACTTCTCAGTATCTACGAATCCGCAGTAACCACGTTACCGAATGATGTGGTTATTCCACAACCACCAGAGAAAGGAGACCTTGACTTAAATGAAGTGTTACGGAGTGACTATTTTTTCGCCTAATCCAAAAGGTGCAGTATAGCCCTCCCCCATTCAACTAAACTATATAGGAAATATTAAATATGGCTAAAAATATTATGAAGATTGCAGGTACAGCTATGTGGGCAAAGGTAACTGAGCCTGACACGAAGTTTAATCCAGATGGTGATTATTCCATCAACATCCAAATGCCTGTAGCTGAGTCTGCTCAGATGTGTGAGAAACTAGAATCAATAGTTCAAGCGAAGTTTGCAGAAGCTGTGGAAAAAGACCCACGCCTCAAGAACACGCTGACCACACAACCTGTTTGTCAACCTGTCTATGATAGGGAAACAGGAGATGATACTGGTAATGTAGAGTTCAAGTTTAAGTTGAAAGCTAAAGTAAGAAAGCGTGATGGCACTTACTACGAACAAGAACCTGCCGTGTTTGATGCTAAGGTTAAGCCAATGGACAAGAGTGTCCTTATTGGTAACGGGTCTAAGGTGAAGGTTGCCTTTGAACCTGTACCCTACGTCATGCCTAGCACGAAGAAAGCTGGTGTCTCGTTACGCCTGAAGGCAGTTCAGGTCATTGATCTTATTGAATACGGTAACTCCGCAAGCTCCGTGTTCGATGAAGAGGACGGTTATGTTGCCCCCACCACAAATGAAACCGCCCAAGAGGAGGTATTTGCTGATGAAGGCGACTTCTAGGTCAACCTTAGAAGAACGTGTTCAGCAGAACCTCGATGCCAGAGGGGTGGCTTATGAGTATGAACCTTGTAAGCTGCCCTATGTGGTCGAGCGTAATTACATACCTGATTTAAAAATAGGTGATATGTACATTGAGGTGAAGGGTTACTTTAGACAAGATGCTCAACGTAAGATGAGAAGCATGAAGGAACAACACCCTGATTTGGACATACGTTTTTTATTTCAAAGGAACAACAGCACTGTGCAAGGTGCTAAGAGGCGAAAAGATGGCACTAAAATGACTTGTGCTGAATGGGCAGAAAGACATGGGTTTATATATGCGGAGGAAATTATTCCAGATGAGTGGCTCTCAGGAGAGTGAGTTTATAATGCACACTCCTTGTGATAAGTGTGGTTCGTCAGATGCAAACAGCTTGTACTCTGACGGACACACGTATTGCTTTGCGTGTGAAACATACGGGCAATCCCAAGAGGAGGCTAAAGTGGTAGAGTTGAAGCCCAACAATTTTGTAACAGGTACGAGTGAACATTTAGCAAAAAGAAAGCTGACGCAAAAGACAACCCAGTTCTGGGACTACTTAGTTGGAGAGGTCAATGGTAAGACAGCGCAGATTGCAAATCACAAAACCCCGCAAGGCGAAACTGTCGGTCAAAAAGTACGGATGGCAGGAAAAAAATTCTCAGTGCGAGGTAACCTCAAAGAAGCAGGTCTCTACGGACAATGGCTCTGGAGAGACAAAGGGAAGTCAATCACAATAGTTGAGGGTGAGCTGGACGCATTGTCGTTGTCTCAAGCTTTCGAGCATAAGTGGCCTGTAGTCTCCGTTAAGACAGGAGCTGCTGGTGCTAAGCGTGACATCAAACAAGCTATCGAATGGCTAGAGGGTTTTGACTCTGTAGTCTTTATGTTTGATAACGATGAGGTAGGCCAGAAAGCAGCACTTGAGTGTGCGGCTCTACTCTCTCCTCGTAAGGCGAAGATAGCTAAACTACCCCTCAAGGATGCTAGTGATATGCTTATGGCAGGTCGTACTGCTGAGTTAATCGATGCGTTCTGGGGTGCAAAGAGTTTCCAACCTGACGGTATCATCAACGGTGCTGACTTGTGGGAAGAGGTATCAACAGAGAAACACGTACACACTGTACCTTACCCTTACTCTGCTTTAAACGAAAAGATAGGTGGGTGTAGGTTAGGCGAGATAGTTACTGTAACAGCAGGATCAGGATTAGGTAAGAGTCAACTCACACGAGAGTTTGCATATCATCTACTGAACGAGGGCGCTACCATAGGCTATGTTGCGTTGGAGGAATCCAGTAAACGCACAGCTCAGGGATTGATGTCCTTACACTTGAACAAGCTCGTGCATCTTGAAGATGTGCGTGAGGCTGAACTCAGGGAAGCTTTTGATGCTACTCTAGGAACAGGCCGAGTGTTCATGTATGATCACTGGGGTTCTACTGAGTCAGATAACTTGTTAGGTAAGATACGTTACCTTGCTCGTGGCTGTGGTTGTCAGTACATTATCCTAGATCACATTAGTATTGTAGTTAGTGGTATGGATGGTGGTGATGAACGTAGGACAATAGACACATTAATGACTAGGCTTCGCTCTATTACAGAGGAGCTTAACATTGGTATGATTGTTGTCTCACACCTAAGACGACCATCAGGTGACAAGGGACACGAAGAAGGTGTCGTCACTTCGTTGTCTCAGCTTAGAGGTTCAGCAGCAATAGGTCAGTTGTCCGATATTGTTATTGGTCTTGAACGTAATCAGCAAGACCCTGAAGATTCTAACAAGACCACACTACGCATACTCAAGAACCGATGGAGTGGCGAGACAGGAGTTGCAGGTCAGTTGATCTACTCGAAAGAGACAGGTCGTATGGCTGAAGATTATGATGTACCATTTTAGGGGAAGGCTATGTCGTTAGAAGATTATGAAGAAGTTAATGAGTTAAAAGTTATGGCAGCTTACAGAATACTTAAACAGATGTTACTAGCTATAGGCTCAGAAGAGATACCAACGTACCGAGAGTTCTGTGAAATTTATGAAGAAGAACTAGCAGCACAAGAAACTAAACATTAAGCTCCGAACGGTTCGGGGATTTCCACTCCAGCGAGAGGGTATTATGATTATATTTGATTTAGAAGCAGACAACTTACTTGATGACGTGACGGCTGTTCACTGTATTGTGATGCAGGATACTAACTCAGGCAATGTCTGGAGGTTCGACCCAACACAACTAGATGTCGCATTAGATATTTTAAAGGAACAAGAGTCTTATGGTGGGGTTATTGGTGGTCACAACATCATGGCTTACGACCTGCCTGTGTTAAAAAAGCTCTATGACTTCGACTACTATGGACAAGTATACGACACACTTGTTGCATCAAGGTTGATATGGCCTAACCTCAAAGAGAAAGACTTACTTAAACGTACTGTTGATAGTAATTTAATTGGTTCGCACTCTCTTAAGGCTTGGGGACAACGCTTAAAGTTTAACAAAGGTGATTACGGAGAGCATGACGGTGCGTGGGAGCATTACACGCCAGAGATGCTTGAGTATTGCGTACAAGACGTAGCGTTGAACGTCAAGCTGTATGAGTTGATAAAGCAAAAGAACTACCCTGAAGAACCGATGCAGCTAGAGCATGAGATGAACCGACTTCTCATCAAGCAGCAACACACAGGGTTTCCCTTTGATGTCGATAAGGCACAACAGCTTTACACGAAACTATCAGCACGTAAGCAAGAGATAGAGACAGAGTTGGTTGATAACCTACCTCCAACGATAGTCGAGTTGAAAACGAAAACGAAAGTTATTCCATTCAACCCTGCATCTAGACAACAGATAGCAGACAGACTACAGAAGAAAGGTTGGAAGCCAAAAGAGTTTACTCCGTCAGGTGACCCAAAAATTGACGAAAAAATTCTGGCAGGAATTGATATGCCCGAAGCTCGTCTACTGACAGAGTATTTAATGTTGAACAAAAGATTAGGACAATTAGGAAATGGGAAACAAGCGTGGCTTAAGCTCGAAAAAGAAGGCCGTATTCATGGGCGTGTTAACCACATGGGTGCTGTCACTTCTCGCTGTACACATAGCGACCCTAACGTGGCACAAGTCCCATCAACAGGAGCAGCTTTTGGCAAGGAATGTAGGGAGTTGTTCCACGCCCCAGAAGGTTACTCATTGCTTGGAGCAGACGCAAGCGGACTTGAGTTGCGGTGTCTAGCACACTACATGAACCGATATGATGGTGGTAAGTATGGTAAAGAGATACTTGAAGGTGATATACACACCGCCAACCAAGAAGCGGCAGGGCTTGATACACGACCTCAAGCTAAGACATTTATTTACGGCTTTTTGTACGGTGCAGGTAACGAGAAGATAGGCCAGATCATTGGCAAGGGTGCAAAGGAGGGAGGCCAGATTAAGAAACGCTTTCTAGCTAAGACTCCTGCGTTAAAGAAACTAACAGAAGCTCTAAACATGAGATTAGAACAGCAGCAAGGGGATAAGTTTATTAACGGTTTAGACGGTAGGCTTATACCTATCCGTCACCCCCATGCAGCGTTGAATACATTACTTCAATCAGCAGGGGCTATCATTTGTAAGAAGTGGTATGCAACTGTAGAAAATATGATAAGAAGTAAAGGCTACACTAACGAAGAAGTTTCGATAGTGGCGTTTGTACACGATGAAGTTCAAATCTTGGTTAAAAAAGGGCTTGAGGATGCTATTGGTGCAATCACTAAAGAGGCCATTAAAGAAACAGAGCGAACTTTTAACTTCAAATGTCCGCTTGACTCCGAATATCAAATCGGAACGAGTTGGGCAGACACTCACTGATAAGAGTAGGATAGGTGACCTTGCAGAACTATATGCAATTACATGGTTATGGGATGAAGGCTTTGAAGTCTTCTACAATGCAGGGTCAACAGGCGCTGTTGATATGGTAGGTATTAAAGACAATGAAGTATACCTATTTGATGTGAAGTCTAACAGTAGTGATTATACAACTAACGCTAGTGGTAGGACTAAGCTTCAAAAAGAAATGGGTGTCCAATACATTGTCTTTGACGCTAAGACTAGAAAGATGCGTTTTCAAAAACATCACACAAGAGGTGACGATGGAATACAACATACTTAATATCATCCTCGTTGTTAGTTTTGCTTTTGTTAGTATATCCTTGGGTATCAGGTGGTTAGGACAATCCTTGATAGAATATAGGTTAGCAAAGTTGGGGCTAATGATGGAACGTATGGATGAAAAAGAGTTTAAAAAAATAATGGGGGATGAAGATGATAGATAGAACACTATTAGTCGATGGGGACATCGTTGCATACAAAGCAGCTACCATCGCTGAAACTCCTATAGATTGGGGAGATGGTTTATGGACACTCCACGCCCATGAGAAAGATGTCATTGGTGGGATAGAAGAGTTCATGTCTAAAATCATTGAGCAGTCCATGTGTACTAAAGTTATAACCTGTTTGTCTGGCGACAAGTTATATCGTAAAGATGTAGCTCCGTACTACAAGAAGAACAGAGCTGGTACACGCAAACCCATGCTCCTAAATTTTGCTAAAAAATATTTGACGGAAAAGTACAATGGCCGTTCTGAGGATAAGCTGGAGGCTGACGACCTACTTGGAATTTTAGGTAGTGGTGATGCCAACACAGTTATCTGGTCTGCTGATAAAGACTTGCTCACTATCCCTGCTTATCACTTGATTGATGGTAAGGTTGTAGAGGTGTTAGAGGATGAAGCCGATTATCATTTCTTTTCCCAAACCTTGATAGGTGACTCCATTGATAACTACAAGGGTTGTCCCACTGTAGGTAAAGTTAAAGCTGATCGAATACTAGAACAACATGGATCAACATGGGAAACTGTTGTTAAAACTTTTGAAAAGCATGGCCTCAGTGAAGAAGTCGCAATCGAGAACGCAAGGCTCGCACGTATCCTACGTAACGGAGAGTACAACTTCGAGACAAAGGAGGTGAAGTTATGGGCAGCGTAGATTTAGTAAACGAACCCCCTCACTATAACAAAGGCGAGATAGAAACCATTGATTACATCGTTGATGTGTTAGGTGACTATGAGGCTATCTCATACTGTCACGGTAATGTGATTAAATACACAGGCTCTAGGTTGTGGGAAAAGGGCAAGCCTATTGAGGATGCTCGCAAAGCAATTTGGTATCTAAACAAAATGATTGAATTAATGGAAAAGACAAAAGGGGTTAACTGGTAATGAAGTGCGAAGCGTGTAATGAAAAAGAACAGGTAGAAAAGTACGAAGAGCTTTCTGTGTGTATGGATTGTTTTATAAAACTATGCACTGAGCATCAAGGGGAGTGGGAATAATGGAAATGAATTATGATTACCTCAACGGAATGTTTGAGGGCTTTGACTACTATCAAAGCAAGTGTAACTTAACAGCTATCTTCCCCGAAGACCAAGCCCTAGAGTACCTCGCTCTAGGTCTTTGCTCTGAGGCAGGTGAGGTAGCTGGTAAATTGAAAAAGAAAATAAGAGATGGTGAACCAGCCAACTTCAAAGAGGACATGGCAGGAGAGATAGGTGATGTGTTCTGGTACTTAGCAGTCTTAGCAGACAGGCTTGGTATAAACTTAAGTGATGTAGCCTTTAACAATCTTGACAAACTTTTATCTCGTCAAAAGAGGGGAACACTGAAAGGGTCTGGTGATAAACGATGATGGATTCATATCAACAATACATACACAAGTCACGGTACGCTCGTTGGCGAGAAGAAGATAACAGACGAGAGACTTGGGCAGAAACCGTAAGACGTTACACAGACTTCTGGGTTGCTAGAGGTCAGATAGATTATGATACAAGCGAGATGTTATACAAGGCCATCTACAATCAAGATGTCATGCCATCCATGCGCTGTTTGATGACGGCAGGTAAGGCACTAGACCGAGATAACATGGCTGGTTTTAACTGTTCGTATGTAGCAGTAGATAATATTAGGGTGTTCGATGAGATACTCTATGTCCTGATGTGTGGTACAGGTGTAGGATTCTCAGTAGAACGGCAATCAGTAAACAAATTACCAGAGGTAGCAGAAGAGTTCCATGAAACAGATACTACAATCATTGTACAAGACTCTAAAATCGGTTGGGCTAAGGCTTTTCGTGAGCTGGTTAGCCTTTTGTATTCGGGTCAGATACCTTCGTGGGATATTAGCCGCCTTCGTCAAAAAGGTGAAAGGCTTAAGACCTTCGGAGGACGTAGCTCTGGAGCTGATCCTCTTGTTGCTTTGTTTAATTTCACTGTTGCCACTTTTAAATCTGCTGCTGGGAGGAAGCTTACTAGCTTAGAATGTCATGATATTGTATGCAAGATTGCAGAGATTGTTGTCGTTGGTGGTGTCCGTAGGTCTGCGCTTATTAGTTTGTCTAACCTTAGTGATGATCGGATGCGTCATGCTAAGTCTGGTAATTGGTGGGAAGTTGATACACAAAGGGCGCTTGCTAATAACAGCGCTGTTTACACAGACAAGCCAGACTTTGAAACCTTCTTGGAAGAGTGGACTGCTCTCTATAAGTCTAAGGCTGGTGAGCGTGGTATCTTCTCTAGGAGTGCTGCAAAGAAACAAGCAGAGAAGAGTGGACGGAGAGAAGTAGATCATGCGTTTGGGACTAACCCTTGCTCTGAGATCATCTTAAGGTCAGCTCAGGTATGTAACTTATCCGAAGTAGTGGTACGAGCAACAGATAACTTTGATGATTTAAAACGTAAGGTTGAGATTGCTACCATACTAGGAACACTACAGTCTACCTTAACTGACTTCCGCTACGTGCGATCTGTCTGGAAGAAGAACACAGCAGAGGAGTGTCTACTTGGTGTCAGCATGACAGGCATCATGGATCACTCGGTACTCTCAGGTAAGCAGACAAGTGGTACATGGTTTGATCATCCTAACCAGCCTATACTCAGTGATATATTACTTAGGCTCAAGCAGGTAGCGATTGACACTAACAAGCGATGGGCGAATGACTTAGGTGTTAATCAGTCAACAGCTATTACTTGTGTGAAACCATCAGGTACAGTTAGTCAGTTAGTGGATAGTGCGTCAGGCATACACGCTAGGTTCTCTCCGTACTACATCAGACGAGTACGTTCAGATGGGAAAGACCCTATCTCAGCGTTTCTTAAGAATGCTGGAGTACCTTGGGAGAAGGATGTAATGAACAATGAGAACTATGTGTTCTCGTTCCCCATCAAAGCTCCTGTCGGTGCTGTCAGTGTTGACGAGCTGAACGTACAGACACAGCTTGATCTGTGGGAGGTCTATCAGGACAACTGGTGTGAGCATAAGCCAAGTGTAACTATTTACTATTCTGATGCTGAGTTCCTAGCAGCAGGTCAATGGTTATGGGACAGGTTGGATAGCTGCTCAGGTATTAGCTTTCTACCCCGCACTGATCACGTCTATCAGCAAGCCCCTTACGAGGCTATTGATGAAGAAACGTACAATAAGCTCAAGCTAGAAATGCCCTCAGATATTGAGTGGGATAAACTAGGTGAGTTTGAGAAAGAAGACACCACGACAGGGACACAGGAATTAGCTTGTGTAGCTGGTCAGTGTGAAATCTAAGGCTAAAGCGATAGTGATATTGGAGGTAATAACCTGCCTCCATATCATCGCTAACGTCTGGTTACACTTTCCTATAAGTCCTTGATTTTATTAACAGAGTTTAAAAGGTGCAGTATTAGAGAAACAACTATGAAAAAATTCTATATATCTAAAGAATTATTAGAGCATTTTAAGGGGATTTACCCCAACAAATTACCCACTAAAGTAGGTCAAACTCCCGAACATATAGCCTACTTACAGGGTCAACAATCCGTCATCGAACGTATGGAGTTTATGTACGAGGACGCACAAACAAATGATGAGAAAAATTATGTGTATGCCAAGTACTCCCAAAGCTCCTAAACCACCAGCCCCCGCCCCAACACCCAACCAAGCCCCTGATGAAATCGAGAATGCTGTAGACTCTACCGCTACACAGATGAAGAAGAAACGCTTGGGTAAGAAGAAGCTCCGAAGAGGTTCAGGTGTTCAAGTAGCATCCTCGTCAAAAGGCTCAGGCTTGACAATTAATAAGGTAGCGTGAGGTTTATTATGTGTATGGTAGGATTAGCAGCAAATGAAATGAGAAAAAGAAAAGCCAAGGTTAAAGTATCAGATAGTGCGCTAGGCAGCGCAATTAAGTCTGGCTCTACCCCCTTTGGTGGTAGTATGGCAAAAAAGGCTGGAGACTTAGGAATAGCTCAAGCAGCTAAACCTACAAAAAAGAAAATAAATACAGGCTTAAACATAGCAAGTAAATACTAAGGATTAACCTATGAATAACGATCAAGGTATAGCCAAAGCTTATGAACACATGGCGGCAGATCGTGATGCGTTTCTGACACGAGCAAGAGCTTGTGCTGAATTAACTATCCCAACACTAATGCCTCCTGAAGGTCATAATGGGACTAGCCAGTACGACACTCCTTATCAAGCAGTAGGGGCAAGAGGTGTAAACAACCTTGCCTCTAAGCTGCTAATGACTCTCCTCCCACCTAACAGCCCATTCTTCCGCTTAACCATTGATGATTATAATCTCATTGAGTTAGGTGCAGAAGGGCGTGGTAAAGCTGAAGAAGCTTTAGGAAGGATTGAACGTAGCGCTGCTCAAGTTATAGAAACTAAAGCGATACGAGTACCGACATTCGAGGCTCTTAAGCAGCTTATCGTATCAGGCAATGCTCTTGTACATATGCCAAAGAATGGAGGCATGAAGGTATTTAGACTTGATCGTTACGTTGTCAGCCGAGATACAATGGGCAGTGTTCTTAAGATCATTACTAAAGAAACGATTGCTTATGATGCTCTTCCCAAAGAAGTCCAAGAAGCTTTGTTAGAAAGCCCTGAGTATCAAGAAACAGTAGATAAAAAAGAATGTGACTTATATACTTGCGTAAAGCGTGATGGCAAGAAGTTTACTATTCATCAAGAAGTCAAAGGTATTGTCATACCTAAGTCGCTAGGATCTTATCCAGAAGACAAACTTCCATGGATGCCTTTGCGATTTATAGCTGTCGATGGTAGCGACTACGGTCGTTCATATTGCGAAGAGATAATAGGTGACTTAAAATCTCTTGAAGCTTTAACTCGTGCAATCGTGGAAGGCAGTGCAGCTAGTGCTAAATTATTATTCTTAGTTAGACCTAACGGTACAACCAAGATACGCAACATTGCTGACAGCCCTAACGGTGGTATCATCTCAGGTGATGCTAACGATGTGACAACACTACAGGCTAATAAGTTTAACGACTTCCGAGTTGCCCAAGAAACTATGCAAAAAATTTCAGAGCGTTTGTCGTTTGCCTTCTTACTTAATAGCTCAGTCCAGCGTCAAGCTGAACGAGTAACAGCAGAAGAAGTGCGCTACATGGCTCAAGAGTTAGAAACTGCTCTCGGTGGTATCTACTCTGTACTCTCCCAAGAGTTTCAACTTCCCCTTGTAAACTTGCTACTCGCTAAATTGCAAGATGAGAAGAAGATGCCTAAGTTCCCTAAGGACACTCTCAAGCCTCAGATAGTAACAGGCTTAGAAGCCCTTGGTCGTGGGCAAGACTTAAACAAGTTGTCAGCGTTCCTCCAATACTTACAACCGCTTGGTCAACAAGTAATAGCACAGCAGTTAAATGTAGATGATTACATTGATCGCTTAGGTGCTTCTTTAGGTATTGATACTTTAGGTTTGATTAAAACACCTGAAGAACTACAGGCTGAGCAACAGCAACAACAACAAATGATGCAACAACAACAGATGATGAAACTTGCCGAGAAGGGCGTAGCCCCTGCCGTTAAAGGTGCGGTCGAGTCTGGGATGATGCAGCAACAAGGCGAGGAAGAATAATGGCTAAAGCTCCTAGATTACGAAAGAAACCAGTGACAGAAGCAGAAAAGAAAGCTGAAGCAAGGAAGAAAAGCAGAGCCGCTAAAAAAAGAGAAGATATTAGGAAAAAAGCTGAACAGCATAAGATGAAAGAGCCAGCAAAGAAACAACCTACTGGCCGAGGAAGACCTAAGACAAAACCTAAGGCTGTTAGTCAAAAGAAAGTTCACGATGCTGCTGCAAGTAAAGCAGAGAAAGAGCGTATTGCTAAGGCTAATAAAAACAATGCTAAGCTTGAAAGTAAGGCAAAAGTACAGAGCCGTATTAAACAAGGAACTCGTGCTCAACAAGCTGCTGAGATGAAAGATGTAAAAACTCGTCAGGCAATCATCAGAGAAAACATGAAAACTGCTAGGCAACGTCAAATAGCAGCAGAGAATAAAACATTTCCTAATAAGAAAAAGGTAGTTGAAGATGGTAAGGCAAGAGCTAAAGCTGCTAAAGAAAAAGCCGCCAACGCTAAACCTAATCCTAAAACTGTCGTAATAGATAGAAGTGATACCAGTTTAAAAGGTAGGCTTAAAAGATTTGGAAACAGATTAAAAGGTTTAACTATTAAGGGCGTAGCAGGAGCAGCAAGTGTACCAGCAGCCTTCGCAGCAAGCACCAATAGGGACACTAGAGATTTTAAAGGGTCTTCTAAGGAAAGAAGGGAAGCAGGTAGCAAGAAAGTTCTTAAGACTCAAAAAGGTTTGGAAAAGTATAAGTTTAAAAACCCGAAGGCTAATCTAGCAAATAAGAAGCCTGACCCTAAACCCAAACCTAAACCCAAACCCAAACCTAAACCTAAACCTAAACCAATAAATCCAAAATATAAGAAAAGTAAATTTGGTGTAGGCAATAGTAAGACAGTTGAGCATAAAGGCAAGAAACTAGCTAATGTAACTAGAGAGCAGTTGAAGGCTTCTGGCTTAAGCTTACGAGAGTACATGAACAAGTGGAATAAAACTGGTAAGCGACCTTAACTTTAAACTAAAGAGACTATAGTATGAGTACAGAGAATTTAAATACATACCAAGATACAGGTGAGTCACCAGAGTACGTTCAAGAGATGGTAGAAAAGGGTGAGCAACTTGAAGCTAACAATGACCCTAACCAAGGAGAACGTCCTGAGTGGTTACCTGAGAAGTTTAATTCTGTTGAAGATATGGCAGAAGCTTACGCCAACCTAGAACAAAAACTAGGTCAAGGTGATGAGCCAGAACAAGAATACGAATACGAAGATGAAGTTGTTGATGAAGATGTAGAGTATGACGAAAATACTGATGTAGGTGATGTTGAGACAGCACTCGATGCCTCAGGGTTAGACTTTGATGTCTTTCAACAAGAGTATAACGAATTAGGAGGCTTGTCCGAGGACGCATACAGTGCGTTAGAAGAGGCAGGTTTTCCACAGAGTTTGGTAGATAGTTGGATACAAGGGCAGGAAGCTCTTGTCAACAACTACCAAAAGGCAGTCTACGATAGCGTAGGCGGGCAAGAAGCTTACAGCGAAATGATTAACTGGGCAGCAGACAATATGTCTCCACAAGAGATAGCTGCTTATGATCGAGCTGTAGACTCAGGAGACACTGATATGGTACAACTGGCAGTGTCAGGATTAAGATCAAGGTATCAAGCTGCTGAAGGTGTAGACCCATCGTTAATTGGTGGTCAAGCTACTACTTCGACAGGCGGTGTTTATGAATCTTGGGCAGAAGTCACAAGAGACATGAGTGATCCCAGATACGAAAGTGATCCAGCATATCGCCAGACCGTTACAAACAAATTAGGGCGTAGCGGTAACATACAATAGTCTCTTTGGCCTCCTTCGGGAGGCTTTTTTAATTCCAAAAGAAACGACAACACAAGTACAATTACCTTTGACCCTCCGAGGAGGATAATCTCAGAGAACGGATTAGTGTTAAGTGGCTGAGTAGAATTATTCATTCATTTAAACATTTAACTAAAAGGTAAAATATTATGGCATGGTCTGATAATAACACTGCAACAGGCGGTGTATCACGATTAGGTCGAGCAGGGGTTGGCAGCACAAATGTCAACGCTTTGTTCCTTCGCCAGTTCGCTGGTGAGGTTCTGACCTCTTTTGAAGAAAAGAACATTGCGATGCCTCTTCACAGAGTTCGCACAATTAAGAACGGGCGTTCTGCCCAATTCCCAAGCATCGGTACAATTGATGCTGCTTACCACACTGCTGGTGAACAAGTCTTTGGTGACAAAGTTTCTCACGGTGAGATCACTGTAACTGTAGATGACCTCTTATTGAGTGCAGCTTTCATTCCTAAAATTGATGAAGCTATCAACCACTACGAAGTTCGATCTACTTACAGTAAAGAGATGGGTAATGCGTTAGCAAACGCTGCTGACCGCAACATCTTCTCTATGATCTATCAATCAGCAACTGGCGCTGCTGTCGCTAACGGTGACTCATCTGGTTACTGGTCTAATGATGACTTCGCTGCTTTGTCTGACACTGACAGTGACGTTGGTGGTGCGGCTGGTGAAGCTGGTAAAATCGACATCGCTGGTACTGCTGATGAAGGTGCTGCATCTTTCACTGCTGCTAACTTTGTAGACGGTGTATTTGCTGCTCTACAAAAGTTTGATGAGCATGATGTAGGTGGCGAGAAATTCTTGGTAGTTACTCCTGAGACTTACTACAAGTTGTTCAATACTGGCTCTGACTTAGCAGTTATGAACCGTGACTTCGGTGGTAACGGTAGTGCTGCTTTGAAAGCTGCTCCTACTATTGGTGGCGTTAAAGTATTAATGTCTAACCACTTACCAACTGCGGATGAGAAGACTCCTAACCCACTAGCTGACACTGCTGGTTCTGGTAATGCTGGCAAATATCGTGGCGCTGGTACTTATAATCCTAACTTAAAAGGTCTTATCTTTACTAAAGATGCGGCTGCTACAGTTAAGTTAATGGACTTGGGTGTTGAATCTGAATACCAGATCGACCGTCAAGGTACATTAATGGTAGCTAAGTACGCTATGGGTCACAACAGACTACGTGGTAAATCAGCTATTGCATTAGTAGCATAAGCTATCCTATTGAGAGCATCCCTTCGGGGGTGCTTCTCTCTTTATTTTTTCATTGAGGTAAACATGACAACTCCAACAACAGAACTAGAAGCAGTAAACATTATGCTTTCTACTATTGGTGAAGCACCAGTAAACAACCTAGCCTCTGGTTTGCTAGATGCTGAGACTGCTGAGACCATCCTCAAGAATGTTTCCAGAGATGTTCAATCACACGGATGGAACTTTAACTCTGAACCAGATTACACCGTTGCGGCTGACTCCAGCGGCAATGTTATTCTCCCTACGGAGATTGTAAGAGCTGACTTAGCGCAAAGCGAGAATAAGTTTAGAAGCTCTAAGAACGAATACATACAACGTGGTAATAAGATGTATGATAAAGTAAACCATACTTACAACATAGGCAAAGCTCTCAAGCTAGATGTTGTAGTCTTATTATCCTTTGACTTACTTCCAGAAATAGCAAGACGTTATATTGCTATCAAAGCAGCTCGTATCTTTCAAGAGCGAGTGGTAGGAAGTGACACTCTGTCAAAAATGAATAGAGATGATGAACAAAAAGCATGGTTTGCCTTACAAGAAATGGAAGGGGACAACGCTGATTACAACATATTCGATGACTACAGCACAGCGAGTGTTTTAGACCGACACATCGGCACAAAGGTGATTTCAAATGGCTCTAGTTTCTAAAAGCATTCCTAACTTTATCAACGGGATTTCTCAACAGCCCCCTAGTTTACGTTTAGCAAGCCAAGGAGAAGTACAGGAAAACGGTTACTCTGATATAGTAGAAGGCTTAAAGAAACGCCCACCCACGAAGTTTAAAAGAAAGTTAAATACAGGTAGCCCTAATAGTAACACTTACTTAACAGCTACTGAACTATCAACAGCACACATCCACACGTACAAGAGAAGTGCTGCGGAACAGTTTACCGTTATTCTTGTGCCAGCAACTCCTAAACTCTACGTCTATGACATTGAAGGTAGACTTCGGTACGAGTCAGGTGTAGCAAGTTGGAATGCAGCAGGATCACAAATAGCTACTAACTCAGATGCAGCTACACTTAGCGCATACTTTGGCACAAGCCTCAACAACCAACAAGTCACAGCAACCTCTGTGGCTGACTACACGTTCTATGTAAATAAAGAAAAAGTTGTGGCTAAAGATCAAACTTCCCCAAGTAACCCAAGACCTTTTGAAGGTATGTTTTATTTAAAACAAGCTAATTATGCAAGAAGATATGTTTGCCACCTTTTAACAGGAAATCCAGCAACAGGTAATGTAACTAATGGCACTGGAACGTATACATCAGATGACGGTAGCGATGGAGATGATGCTGAAAGTTTGCAAACAGGCTATATAATGGGCGTTATATCTGGTACAACCAGCTCAATAGCTAACAGAGGTACTGCTATTCAACGCATGGGTACTTTCACTGGGGTTACTATCACTACTCCACCTACAGGTTTTACTAGAAAAGGTGGTGGATCTTTTCCTTATTTTATTATGGAAAACAACACCGATGATTTTAGTATGATAGTGTCTGATGACGATGGTGGTAGAAATTTATTTGCTCATAAAGATACTGCGGCTGCTTTTACAGACCTTCCAAAAAACGCAACACCTGATTTTACTATTCAAGTAGTAGGTGACAATCAAAAAAAGGAAGATAATTTTTACGTTAAGTATTCAGGCTTCACGTCTTCAGGAAATTGGCAAGAATGTCCAGCACCTTCAAGACCTAATGCTGCTATATACCATTCTTTCGATACTTCCACTATGCCCCACACCTTATTACAAAATGCTGACGAAAGCTTCAGCTTTACTACAGGTGCGTGGGATGAAAGAAAAGCAGGTGATGATGATACTAATCCTTTTCCAAGTTTTGTTGGAGGAAAGATTAACGATGTATTTTTCCACCGCAATCGTTTAGGTTTCCTATCAAATGAAAATGTAATCTTCAGCGAAGCCAACGGTTACTTTAACTTCTTTAGAACAACTGTACGAACACTTCTGGACTCTGCTCCTATTGATGTAGCAGTCAGCCAAAATGAAGTATCGATACTGAAGGCTGCTGTACCATTCCAAGAGCAGCTCTTACTGTTCTCTGAGATTAACCAGTTTACCCTCTCCGCTGACCAGCTCCTCACACCAGCAGAAGTGTCTATAGATACCTCTACGAACTTTGAGTGTGATTTAAGGGCAAGTCCAGTAGGTGCTGGTAACAGTGTATTTTTTGCAGTACAGAACGGTACATTTTCAGGAATACGGGAGTATTACACTACAGGCGATACAGAAGTAAAAGATGCTAACCTTATTACTGCTCATGTACCAAACTATCTTGCAGGTAATGTGAAGCAGATGATATCTTCTACTAACGAAAACCTTTTGCTAGTACGAACTTCAACAGATGCAAAAGAGTTATACGTTTACAAGTGGTATGAGAACGAGACTGAGCGCTTACAAAGCTCTTGGTCTAAATGGAAATTTGATGCTAACATTGCTCACGTTGCTTTTAATAACGAAGAGATATTTATCATATTTGAAGATGGTCGATTTGAAAATATGACCTTAAGTTTAGATCCTGAGTTACTTAATATTTACCCTATGCACCTTGACCATCAGCAGAAGTTTACAAGTGGCGCTCCTTCAATGGGCTACACTGACAGTAACCTTGTGTACTACAACTCTAAAGGTGAGCAGGTAACAGCAACAACAGCAGGTACTTCTACAGTTCCCGTCTATGGTGGCATACCATACACCTTTAAGTATCAACTCTCTGAGCAAGTCTTTAAACCAGCTCAAGGTGATGCTTCGGATATAGCAAGATTTCAGCTACGATCCATATCATTTACATACAACGACACTGGGTCTTTTTCAATTACTCAAACTAACGGTAATCGTGATCCTGTATCAGCAGTCTTTACTGGTCGATTATTAGGCGATTTAGATAATGTCCTCGATCAATCAGCAGTAGACACTTCAGGTAACTTTAAGGTCGGTGTTCAATCACAAGCCAAAGAGTCTAAAATAGAGATCACAAATGCCTCACCGCTTCCTTCAGTATTTCAGAGGGCAGAGTGGGAAGGGTTTGTCGTACTCAGATCACAAAGGATATAGCATGGGACACCATTATAGAAAAAGTGAGTTTTCGGACTGTCGTGAGATAGCCCCTCTCATGCGTTCTCAGGACGTTACGGAGATAACCTATAGTAATGGGTTGACTCCGCTAGAGTCCCTTCAAGGGTGTTACAATGCGTCTGAGGTGTGTAATTCAATCATACATGAAGATGGTAGTGTTGTAGGAATGTTCGGTGTAGCTAACAACGGTATATTTGGCAGCCCTTGGTTACTAGGGACAGATAAGATTATAGAAACAAGAAATGAATTTATCCCCCAAGCAAAGACATGGGTAGAGGAGATGAACACTATCTACCCTCTCTTGCTTAATTTCGTTCACGTAGACAATACAGTATCGAAGAGGTGGCTTAAATCATTAGGATTTGAATTCATAAAACTAGATAAAGAATACGGAGTAGGGAAACAACCCTTCTACCAATTTGTGAGGATTAAGAAAAATGTGTGAACCAACTACCTTACTAGCTATTTCATCTGCTATGTCTGTAGCAGGTACGCTAAACGCTGCTCACGAGCAAGGTAAAGCATACACAGCAAACGCTGAAGCGGCTAACCAAGCTAAGATGCAAGAAGACCAGCAGATGGCTGAGGTATTTGCACAGAAGCAGCAAGATGCAGCACAAGAAAAGATAAGCATTAACCGCAGAACAATGGAAACAGCAGCTAGAGCTAGAGTCGCTATGGGTGAATCTGGTGCTAGTGATAACACTGGAGGTGTCATTGGGGACATTATGAGGCAAGGTCTTGAAGCTAACCAAGGAGTTACACAGAACCTAGATCGTGATTCAAGGCAGCTATATTGGGATCAAGTAGGATCAGCAAGTAGAGCACAATCACGTATTAACTCTGTAGCTCGACCTAGCGTAGCAGGTACACTGTTAACAGCAGGTTCTCAAGCTGCACAAGGCGCTGCAAATTACAAATTAGCAAAAGGTAAATAAAATGGCAAAGTCTATTAGTCAAACAGTACAGACTAAAAACCTTTTTGGTCAAACACAAAAGAAAACCAATAGAGTCGTAGATACCTTTGTGAGTGGTCAAGGCCGAGAAAAAGCTATACAAGCACAGCAACTGTCTGATGCTCTCAATCAAGTTGTAGGAGCTACTAAGTCTCTAACAGATGCCTCTACCGAGTTAGATAAAGCTAGAGCAGTAGATGAAGCATACAGATCAGGAGAAGTTAAGAAGTTTGACGAAGCTAATCCTAACCTTAGTATATTTACCAGCAGAGAAGCTGTAGAGCGAGAGTACAACATCGCTATGGCAACAAAAGCACAGGGTGAATATAAAGCGCACTTACAGGCAGAGTCAATAAAGTCAGGTATAGACCAGCTAACCGATCCAGCAGCATACTACGCATGGGAAAAAACAAAAAGAGCTGCTTGGTTAGAAAGCAGTGGCTATGATACCGTTTACGAGGGTGTTGGTTTTGCTCCAAAGTTTGAAGAGAAAGTACAACCCTATTTGACACAACAAGGGGAAGCAGTAAGTCGGCAAGGCCAAGCCTATGAAGCTGGAGCAAGACAAACACGAATGATCGCTGAAATTGAATCCTTAGGTTCAGACGGCCTCACACAAGAATCTTGGTCTAATCTTAGGGAAACGCTAAAAGCAGAAGGCCGTTCACCAAAAGAAATAAACCAAGCTCTTTTAAGTGCTGTTGAAAGAAGCATGGTTGCTGATGGAGAAACAGGTGAAATAGACACTAGCCTTTATGATGCAGCCGCAAAGCTTACATTACAACAAGGTAAAGGTAAACCAACTTTAATCATAGGTAGTACCAATTGGGATTCATTACGTGAGAAACGACAAGCAGCCATAGCGTTTAATCAGGCAGCAGTTGAAACCAGAGAAGCTCGTCTACAGAGCGAGCAGAAAGGTTTTGTTATGAAAGCTGTTAGAGAACATAGCACTGCCGATGAAGCTTATCAGGCAGCTAAAGCTAATTTAATAGGGGTTAGAGGTGAGGATAATTTTTCTGACCATGAGCAAAACATTTTAAAAGCTGAGATTGACGAAGCCTTTGATCAAACAAATGTTAGAGCTGAAACCAGTAACAGAGCTTTTAAAGACTATTCTGATTGGGTAACAGAAAACATAGATAAGGATAATACAGATTTTAACAAAGCCCGCCAAGAAAAGCTTAATAAGCTTAAAACTTACCAAGGCAGAGAAATGTTTGAAAAGACTATTGATATTGCAATGGGAAGATACTACGAAAACAGCGAGCAGATTGTAGAAACACAAAAAGCCATAATCAAAGAGTTTGAAGAATATTTTGGTATAGGTATTATTAATACTAATAAAAGTAGTGGTTATAACGTAGATATGGCACAACACGTAGCTGAAATAGAAGAGTTTTGGCGTAAAAATCTTGATAAAAAAGCCACACCTGAGCAGTTAATAGAGATGTCTGAGAAATGGTTTGAAACAAGGAAATTTACTACAGCTGACACTCGTAAGCCTTTTCAAATAGGCTCACTAAATACTGCAACAGAGCAAGCTGTTCAGCGAACACCACCACCACCACCAAGAAACTTAACAAGAGAATTCATACAAAATATTGAAATAACAGATACTGGAGATACTGTTGTCACGAGTGATCAGTTTCCCGACTTTTCTATTACAATCACAGAAACAAGTGAAGAAGCAAACCAATAGGTAACCACATGGCAAAGTTATATACATATGAGTTTGGAGGTAGGACGTACAGAACGCCTAACCGTCTAAGCCCAGAGCAACAGGCGAGCCTAGTTGCAGATTACCATGAAGCAGGACTGTTAAACGATGAAGCTATTAAGCAAGAAGAAACATCGTACAAAGATAATTTAGAAAATCCAGAACTCCTTAACGCTTATCGAACTTTTGCTAACAACAAAGCAGGTAAAGTACGTGAAGATTTAATCGGAGACGATAAGAAAACTTTAGACGAATACTACGACCATATGCGTTTTTTAACAGCAAACACTGGCAGCGTCTTTAAACTAGGCCGTCAGTTAGCTGGTGATCAGTTCAACGAAGAAGAACGTCAAGCTGTTGCTATGATGTATAACGTATGGGATAACACAGTTCCTTTTTACAAAGACAATGTAAGCAAATGGGATGCCCTTTTTGATTACGGTGAAGCTATAATTCGTGACCCTGCTACATGGATGGGTTTATTTACAGGCGGTTATGGGACTCTTCAGGGTCAAGCAGCCAAGCAAGTAGCTCAGTTAGGTATTCGTAAGGCGGTTGCTGCCTATGCTGGTAAAGGCGCTAAATGGGGCGCTATAGAAGGAGCTGCTCAAGGCGCTGCTTATGGGCATTTCGATGCTGACACACGAGGACAAATTGGTATTGGTGACGGTTCATCAGTAGAAAACGTCCTTAAATCAGCAGGTATAGGTTCTGTTGCTGGTACACTCTTTGGAGGTGCAGCAGGTGGAGCAGCGGGTGCAGTAAAAGGTGCTGCCGCAAAGAAAGCTGGAAATAAAGCTGAACCTGTAATGGGTGAAAACACTGTTATAGTGGATAAGCCACCAGTAGATAAAGCTAGAACAGAAGCTGGTGTTACAACACCTGAGCAAGCTGCACAAAACGTAGAAGCTTTAGGACAACGTATTGCTGCTCGTGTAGCTGGTGACGGTACTGATCGTAGAGCTAATGAAGCATCTCGTCAGGCTGGTTTAGACGCATTTAAACAACAAGTCACAGGTAATTTAGCAGTACAGTTAAACAAGACTCCTAAAAGCTCTCAGACTCTTATGGAAAAAGACTTTAAGAAAATGGTCAGTACGTGGGATTTAGGAGATGTAAAAACAGATGGTACTGTACAACCACTGACTGTGGAACGCTTTGTTAATAAAATGGCAGACGCTACTACAATACCAACAGGTGTTAACAAAAACAACTACGTTGAGTTTCTTAAAACTGCTGAGACTGTAGCGTGGCAAAACTTTAAGAAAGCTGAAGCTGATCCAGAAAACTTTATGGCTCGCTATAGTGATCTTGAAAAACTAACAACTAAAATAGAATTTTTAGGATCTGATGCAGCTAAGGTACTTAAAGCTACTCAAGGTCGTTTAGACCCTGAACTAGCTTCTCAGAAACTAGGTGTATTTGAAAGAGCAAACCTTATACAAAAAATAGCAAACACTTCTGATGTTGATGCAGCTAAAGCTGTTATTAGAAATATGCAAGACGTTAAAGTCAGCCGAGTTAGTAAAGCTGTTGCTGTTGCTAACGATGTGTTTGTACATAACATTCTAGGCGCTTGGTCTACGATTGCAGTAAACACCGCATCATCCTTAGCACACCACCAGTATCGTATAATGCAACGAGGAATTGGTGGAGTATTAACAGGCGATGCAAAAGCTGTACGTTCAGCTATGGTTGAGCAAGCTTTACAAATTAAACATATACACGAGTCGGCAGGTTATTTCTTACACGCTTTAAACACCTCACGAGGTTCTATTTCGCCTTACCGTACTGCTTTTGATGCCTTTGATGGTAAAGCAGGTAATGGTGTAATTGTAGGTGACCGTGATATGTCTATCGGCACTTTAGGAAAACAAAAAGGCGAAAGCCTTGGTATGTACGGTGCGAATGTCTTTGGTAACCTCAATCGTCTATTAGGTAGACGGTTAATGATTAGTACCGATGAGTTTATGAAGCAGCAAGCTTTTAGAACTACTGTTAGTAAAAAACTAATAGAGCGTTACTTAGACGAAGGTTCATCTTTTACAGAAGCCTTACAAAAAGCAAATGTACAAGCAAAGAACATTATTGATAAGCATATTGATGATATGGCTAACAGCATACAACCTGTTCAAGGTTCTATTGCTGCTGAAGCTTTAGAAGAAGCTAATGTTGTTACATTCCAAAACGCTATGGCTAAGGATGTGTTTGGTGATTTAGGTAGAGCAGGTACAACACTGCGTAATAAAGCACCTATATTTACACAGCTTTTACCCTTTATACGAACTCCAAGTAACCTTTTAACATTCGTAGGTGATCGCACACCAGCACTACAAATGCTTTCTAAGAGCTTAAGGGAAAGGTTAAATTCACCTAACCCTCAAGTTGCTGCTGAAGCAGAAGCTGCTTTAGCTTTAGGTACAATGATGTGGGCAAGTGTCTTTATGATGGCTGGATCAGGTATGATTACAGGTCAAGGCACTACAGACCGTAACAGAGCTAATGTAGAAAACATGTCAGATCAATTCCTACCTTACAGTATTAACGGTGTAGGTATAAGACGTTTAGACCCTGCTGCTCGTTTTGCAATGGTTGCAGGTAACATTAGTGACCAGATCATGTACGGTACAGAGCAAAATGTTCTTGAATCCTTTGCTGGTTATGTAATAGCTGGTGCAAAGACAATGTTAGAAATACCAACACTACAAAGTCTTAAAGGTGTTATAGAGTTTGCTACTGGAACTGGCGGTAAAGACGAAGGTGCAAGTAAAACAAAGCAAGCTTTAAAAGGCGCTGCTAGACACCTACAAGGTTTTATGCCTTACTATCGCTTCGTAGAAGAAGTACATTTTGCTGAAGGCAATGAGTTATTTCAAAGCGAAATTAGAGATATTGAAGGTATTATAAAAGGTAAACCACATCTTCTAAATTGGGATAATACAAAGTATCTAGCTAACACTGATCAACGCAGAAGTCCTCTTGATGGACGACCTATTGCTAAAAACCCCTACTTAGTAGACTACACAGGTTTGACTAAAAAAGAAGTTAAACGTGAGCAAGCAAACGAGCTTTTGTATCAAACTAATGTTGATGAAATGCGTAGATTAGGTATGAGTCTTACTGCTCCTGTGTCTAAACATAGTGCTTGGGGTGGTGTAGATATTAAACGTCTTGAATATAATGACGGCATTGAAATATTTGGTATACCTTTTCGTAAAGGAAGAAGCTGGTATGATGTTTATCAAGAACGTGTAGGTACAATAGAGCTTCCTATAGGAAACACTAAAATGACACTAAACGAGCGTATTGATGACTTTATTAATAGTCCTCTGTACGCAGAGCTTCGTGACCCTGTATTTGCTAAACAATGGAACGATAAAAAAACCAGAGCTTCAGAAATAAAACGTATTATTAATGAATATCGAGCTGCTGCTGCAACAGAAGTTTCTTTTGCTTTAGTAGATAATCCAAAGTTCCAAGCAATATTACAGCATCACGCTAACCGAACTGATAAGCAAAAACTATTTAACTAGGAAAAACAAATGGCAAATTCATACACAGAATACACAGCAAGCTCGGTCACTACCTCGACCCAGTTTGCTACGCCTAGCTACATAACAGGCAGGGGTGCTACAGACATCTCAGTGACAGTCGCTGGTGTAACACAGGCAAGCAGTGCTTATACTTTAACTGGCACTAACATTACCTTTGCGTCTGATAGTCTTCCTACAGATGGAGCAAAGATACGAATTACTCGCTCAACAAGCCAGAATGCTCGTATTAACAATTATTCTGATAACACAGTTCTTACTGCAACTCAGCTTAACACTGACGGTGAGCAGTCATTTATGATGGCTCAAGAAGCCCTTGACCAAGCAGCTCAAACTGAATTTGCAGCTCAGACGTTTTATTCATCAGGAACTAGCACACCTTCATCAGCTTCAACAGGTGACTTGTTTTTTAATACGTCTACAGGTCTATTGCAGTTATACAACGGAAATTCGTGGGAATCAATAAATAGTAGAGGCCGCAAAGAAACCTTTACTACAACTGGTAACCAAACAGTGTTTACTCCGTCACACCCTGTCGATACAAACACCTTAGTATTTTTAAATGGTTCTTTAAAAAAGGTAGGCAGCGACTACACTACAACAGCAACACAGGTTACTTTTGGTACAAACGTAACTGCTGGAAATACAGTAGAGATTGTTTCTTTTCCAAATGCTGTGTCAGGCTTTAACGTACCTGATAACACTAAAGTAACTTTTGGGGCAGCCGAAGATTTAACAATACACTCTGATGGAACACACAGTTACATAACAGAGAAAAACACAAGTGGTAACTTGTTTATTGATAGTAACCATTTAGTTGTTCGCCAAGGCACAGGTTATCCAACAGGAGATGATACAACACCGCAAGACTTTAATAGAATTGTAGCCACTGGTAGTACTAGCGGTGGGCTTTTATTCTTTGTTGGTGGTGAAAGTAGTTATGATTCAAATGATTCGACAAACTACGATCCTCTTTATGGTAGATGGAGAAATTATATAAGACCTGCCGTTGGTAATAGTGCTGGTGGCATTCTTAATTATGGTAGGCTAGATGTAAAAGATGCTACAGGTAATGGAATACAATCAAGCGTTACTATTGATTCAGGGTGTACTGATAGCGGTATGCTAACTGTAGAAAATAATTGTATTTTTGCTACTGGACCAAACGCTACCCAAATAGAATTAGGTGGTACACAAAACACAAATCCTATTGATATTGTTATGAAAGCTGCTGACATTAAAATAGAAGGTGATATAATACCTAATTCTATTCTTAGTAAAATTAACATTCAGGCTCATTTAAAACCCGTAAGCGAAACCAGAACTACTATAAATACTCTTAGCTTTAGACAGTTAGGTGATAAGCGTATCTTCTATTCTGGTGCTGGAACGTCTACTTGGTCATTACTAGATATTAACCAAAACACTCCCGCTAATAGCGTCCATGACGGTGATACGTGGGTTATTATGAACGTAAGCGACTATAACATTATACTAGACAGAAATGGAATGCTATTAAAATACATTAACGGAACGTCTGTAAGCAGTGGTACAGCCAACCGAACTATTGGATCAGGCGGCATTGCTGAGCTGGTATTTGATGCAACCGCTGGATGTTACTACATCTTTGGTGACGGTATAACGTAAGGAGAGTGTATGAGAAGTGTAACTACAGCTATAACTCCTAACAACACAAACAAAGACGCAGCTCGTTTAATAATTTACAAAGACTCTAACGGTAAGCCTTTATTTAATAGTTCTGGAACACCTATGTCAAGTAAAAATGTAGCTTTTACGCTAAGCGAAATAAACACAAAATTAGGAACTTTATAATGAGCAAACAGTACACAATAAAAGTTAAAGAGGGTTTTGACAAACGGGTACTCTTTAGTTTAACAACAGTTATAGATGAATTACCTCACAGACCTTCAATATTTATAGCTGACTGTACTGAAGAAGAGTTAAATGTTTTAAAAGCACATGAATCTTACAAAACTTCAACGCTCATGTCAGATTTAACACCACAAGCTTTAGCTACAAAAACTGTAAAAACTTTTAGGCGTAAACATATTGAAAATACCCATTACACAGGAACTACTGTTGACGGAGGTTCAACGGAAACTACAGGTTATAGTAGCCCTAAGTATGGCAATTGGGGTTTAATTAGGCATTCTAGCATTACCAATAATGTTGCTCTTGAATCAGAGGTTAACCATACATATACCTATACTAATGATGGTACAGGTGTAGATGTAGTATTACACCTTGCTGATAGGATAAATACTAACGATCCTGAGTTTATGACTAACGGTGTAAGTAGAATACAACAGTTTCAGTGGAACACAGTTACTGGGTTTTCAAACCTACCAGATATGAATTATACCAATTATCCTTTCCTTAATAACGCCTTTTCTAGGTATAACCAATATCACGCTGAAGCTGTAGCTTATATAGCGTGTGGTAATACTTATGGATGGGCTACAGGAGCAAAAATCTATCCAATATATTGGGGCGGGGCTTACCAAATATCTGCGCCAAACAGTTATGACGTTGTAAAAAAATTCCATCAAGAAAAAATAGCTGCTGGTAATACTAGACCAACTATAATGATAGACTCATTTGCTCACACAACCGATGATCTCGGAAACTTTTCCTCAGTAGGAGGAGGTAACTTTTTAATATTTAGAGGAAATAAATATGACACTATATCTCCAGACGGTATTGGAGACAGAACTTTAGCGCAAGGTAATCACGAGTGTAGGTCTTATGGATTTTTACCTGTGTCAATGGGTGCAGGTAAATTTAGTAATATACAAACAGACTTAGGAAGTAGCCCAACTTATCAACAAGTTGCTACTTACATAAACGACCTTTCTAACATGGATGGTACATTTAAAGACTCTGTAGTAGACCCTAAGAACGAAATGATTGCCGCAGGTGTTCACGCTGTAAGTGCAGCAGGAAATTCAACACAATACGATGTTTTACCCGATCACCCTGATTATAATAATTTTTATTGTACGCAGCATATAGGCTCTGACAAAAGCAGTGTTGAGTTAAAATTTGGATCGCCCTATAATAGAGGAGGGCTACTATCTTATACTAATTCTATAATGGCGGGAGCTTTAAGCACTGAGTTTGGAAATCAGTTTCTTTATGATGGAAAAGAAACTCTAGCTACATTTTCTAATAGAGGTAATAGGATTGATGCCGTTGCCGCTGGTGTAAATATTGAAATGGAACTTTACACTAAAAAAGCATATGAAGTATCAATCAACAGTAACCGAGCTAACTTAGGACACTACAACGCCTCAGGAACATCTTTTGCCTCTCCCAATATTGGCGGTATGGCCGCCTTGGTATTACAAGAATATCCAACTACAACTCCAAAACAACTAAGAAGATACTTTAGGGACATAGCGGTAGGGACTGATAAATTATATGATACTGGCTTAGAAATGTCTCCATCAAGTAAGTATGGCGATCAACCTTGGTTTACAGCTACTTATTCTAGTATGGGCTATTCAGGTAACATAGCATACCTAGATCATAACTTTACATCTAATCCTACACTACTACCTGATACAGACCCAACAACTACTGATACTCCTCAGGCAAACCAAATTAACTACACTCGTGATGAAATTAATACGAAACTAGCAACTTAAACAAAGGAAAACAAAATGGCACAATTAAAATTAGGCACTGCTTTTAACCCTAAAATGGGCGATGGTTCTCGTGGTGTAATACAAGTAATTATTGATGGAGCTAATGACGTAACTTTATATGGGAGCATTGATGGCTCTACTTATGTTAAAATTAAAAACTACACAACTTCAGCAATAGAAGAAGTAGTGTTATGTCCTTACATGGCCTTTAGTGCAGATACTTCAGTTACTGTAACAAGCTTTGCAGCTACTGCTGTTGGAACTTCTACGGTACAAATAGACGAAACTCGATAGGAGGTAAGCATGTCTTTACGTCCTATTTCAGCATTTCCAGAAAACATAACTGACACTAATAATATAACACGACCTTTTAGTCAATATATAACCTCTTATAACTTGTTTTCTAATTATGGGACAACTTTAGAAGCATTGATAGCGTGTACTTATAACTCGCCTTCAAAAGCTTTTAATACTATTAAATACCCTAGTGTCTGGCAATACATAGGCGACACTGTATATTGCAAAATATACAAAGGTTATGTCCCCGACCATCCAGATACTACAGCAGATAATGGTTTGGCAGACGGGGTGTTAGATGAAGCTAATTTAATGGCACAAGATTCTTTTTATTGTGCAGAGGAAGATTTCACTCACTTAACTACTATAAGTGGAGTAAACACTTTCGGACTTATTGACTGTACTTTTAACTTTGACGTAGATTTAAGCTCTAAAAACCTAACAGCTCAAGTTAGTGATATACCTCCCTGTTTTACTGTATATTTATACGCTATTTCAGGAGGTTTGGGTTCTGGTAACGCATCTGCTGGTACTGTAAAAACTGTTGGATGGTCTGTTGTAACATCTCAAGATAGCACCACAAATGCACCTTCTAGCAGTGGAACTTTAAATCAGTATCCTGATATTTTCTTGACACCAGAAGATGACCGAAGCGCTACTACTGGTGGAGCAGGTAATTTATATTATCATGTACCAAGCGGTAATGCTGGAGATGGAGCGACTATAAATGATATGGCTGTTGTAAATTTTTCATCAATACAAGATAGGGCTTTAGCCTGTGAGTTTTACTACAGACCTATAGGACTTAAAGCACCATCAATGATCAAAGAGCCTAGATTCCATATGACGGATTCTTTAACTAATTACATGACAGATTAAATAAAGGTGATTTATTTGGACGACTTAAAACAACAAGTAGACCGCCTTGAGTGGCGGGTAGACTTGCACGAAGAGCAGCTTAAGTCCCTTCAGGACAATGCCGCAGAGCTAAAAGAGCAGCTAGACTGTATTAATAAGTCTCTAGCACAAATTAAGTGGCTAGTAGTAGGTGGTGCAGTTGTCTATTGGGGTCAAGCTATGGGGCTTGGCCAGTTTCTTCAACTGGTAGGTGTATAATGGCAAATTTAAATAAAAGGCAATTAGAAACTTTAAAAATACATAAGAAGCATCATACCGCTAAACATATGAAGTTTATGAAAAATAAAATGAAACAGGGTAGTACTTTTACTCAAGCACATAAACAAGCCATGAAAAAAGTAGGTAAGTAATGTTAGAACAATTAATAGCTCCTGTAACGGGATTACTGGATAAGTTTATCCCTGATGCAGATACTAAACAAAAGATAGCGCATGAAATTGCTACCATGTCTGAGAAGCATATACACGAGATTGCTAAAGCTCAGATAGAGGTAAACAAACTTGATGCAAAAGGTAACTGGTTTCAATCTTCATGGCGACCTGCAACAGCTTGGGTATGTGTTGGTGGGTTTACAATTAACTTTTTAATAAGCCCTCTAGCAGCACCCTTTGGTGTGGTAGTCCCCCAAGCGGACACGAGTGTTATGATGCCCGTACTTATGGGTATGCTCGGTCTAGGTGGTTTACGTTCATTTGAGAAAGTTAAAGGAGTTAATAAGTGAACTTTAAATACTTCAAATACGAAGACTTCGACTGTCAGGAAACTGGCAAGAACAATATGAGCGAAGGCTTTATACATAAACTAGACGAACTAAGAGAAGCTTGCGGGTTTCCCTTTATTGTTACTTCAGGGTATCGTGA